CGGAATGAGACCCAACTGTTCCGCTTGTGGCGAGGAATGTAAATTACAATGTCCGAAAGGAAAGGAATTTAAAAACAAGATACGATGAGTAAGATTAAAAATGTATTGGCAAGAGCCATTTCATTGGCGTCAGAACAACCAATGAGTTATAATGAGGTAGAATCATTACTTGAAGATATAGATACTTGTAAGGTCAAGATATGGCTGGAAGAAGGAGCGATATTGCCTAAGTACGCCCATAAGGAGGACGCTTGCATGGATCTGTTCGTCAAGGATGTAGAACTTGACGGAGGCAGGACCATATATCATACCGGTGTACATGTAGCATTGCCGGAGGATTATGAGATGGAAATACGCCCTCGTAGTAGCATCACCAAAACAAAGTCTGTTATCCAAAACGCCCCGGGAACCGTTGACGAAGGATATAGAGGCGAGATTATGGTAGTATGTAGACGTGTGGATTGTTATGATGATCCTTCTTATTCGGTTGGGGACAAGGTAGCTCAATTGCTTATCCGTAGGAGGGAACGTATCGTATGGGATCAGGTGAAGTCGTTGGATGACCTCGGATATACCGATAGAGGCGATGGTGGATTCGGAAGCACGGGGAGGTGATCATGAGCGGAAGGGTTAAGATAAAGATCAAGGATAAGAAACCTAAGATCGATGTATTTAAGGTGATAGAGAACCGGTTTAAGAACATGAACGAGCTTCGGGATCTGATCGACATGGATCCAAGGAAAGGGCTGGTCAGGATCCGGGACGGGGCAGGCTTCAGAGAGGTGGAGCGGGGCGGGTGCCTGCACCGGAACTACCTTAACTTGTTGGAGGATGAGCTGGGCGCTAAATTATCCATAGATCTTATAGAAAGGTATATCAAAAGATAATAATATATTAAATCGTAAAATTATGAATAGATATGTAAAGAAACCAATTGCGATAGAAGCCGTAAAATGGAAAGGCTTTAATAATGATGAGATCAAGGATTTCGCTGGTGATAGCGTTAAAATAGAAGTTATTAGGGAAGGTGACGCTGATAATGGGATACCTCCTTCTGTTGATTGTAGTATAGAAACCCTTGAAGGTGTTATGAAAGCCAATGTAGGTGATTACATCATCAAGGGAGTAAACGGGGAGTTTTATCCTTGCAAGCAGGACATTTTTGAGAAAACATATTTACATGAAGATGATATGATGAGTAATATATCCGATGGGTATCATACATTTAACGAACTATATAGATATCGAATGCTTTACAATGCCGCTTTCTTCAATGAGCTTGCTAAGAAAGGCGATATAAAGATCTGTAAATCACATAAGCATTATGATGGAGAGGAATGCTTCGGCGGATTGTGGTTTATCGTAATGGCAGAACTGCCAACGGGACAGATATCCAATCATTATGAGAACCGGTATTGGGAGTTGTTTAATATCCCTGAACTTGATACGGCATGGGAATGGGATGGACATACGCCTAAAGAGGTCGCTGATAGAATAGAATCGTATTTGAAGTCAAATTGATATTAATATCTGCCCTAGGAATTAACTAGGGCAGGTTCGTTTTATATACCGAAGTATCTACCACGATCTGATTATCCATATCCTCAATCAACTCAATGATCTCATCCCTTATATCATAAGAAAGCAAGATCGGTATTATGGTTAGTATAAAAGATAGTATTATCCCTGATCCTATTATAATAGTAATATCATCACACTCTATATCTAACATCGGCATGACAAACATCAACCCGGCCGTGAATATCATCACGAATAACGCTGATATCTCATTTATCATATCCCGCTCCATCGTATCCTTAATCATATCTCCTCAACTTTAGTATGGTTTATTATCCTGCTGATATGACGGATACTTAATCCAGTCCTGTCCTTTATCTTACCATATACGTAGTTCCTTGACACGACAGTAGCCAAATCACCTAACTCGTCCAGTATCTCATTATACATCCTATGGATCTCGTTGTTGCGGATAACCGTACTGTCCCTTACATATATCTTCTCAACGTCGTCGTCGCAGAAGAAGATCTTAAGCTTATGAAATATGTATCTAAACATAATTATAGTTTTGTCCCAAAGATATGAAATTTTGAGGATAAAACCAGAAGGAAGCCAAAAATAACGGGAGGCGGAGGGAGGGCGGGGGATGCCCGGAAGGATGGGAGCCAGCCCCCGTTCTATTGGGTCAGTAGGGTGTATGATCACTCGATGTCACGTACAAATCGAACAGAAGAGGTTAGGCGCTTGTATCGGGTGAATGTGCGCCCATTGTTGAATAGTACGATCCATCCGGAGTTGGAGCTATGCTCTGAACTAGACCAATAATATCTGGTATCTAACGGCTGTCCACCAATAGCCAATAACGCGTTATTGACACTCGTCAAGTGCATATATATCAATGAAAGCTGACCACATGATGGGATATACCAATCATCATATCCTTTAGCGTCAGCACTAGCTAAGAACGTATTAAGTACATGACCGGCTGTCGCATAGGAAGTATAAGAACCGCCACCGGTAGTCACCCCTTTTAATACATTGGAATTTGCTTTCCCATCCCAATCAGATAAAGCCCCATTCGTCCAGGAGCTAACATCATCCGGAAGATATGGAGTACCTTTGTATGAATCTTGCTCAGGTTTCAGGAAACCAAAATCATTGCTCCCGTCTACTTTGTCATAATTTGTAATGCCGGTCTGATCCGTACCATATTCACCCCAATAAAAAGAGTAAGTCTTGTTAGGAGAATCGGGCAAACCGGACGTGGCTGTTTTGTAGCTTTGATTAGAATCTTCATTCTTCTCAATCATGATCTTATGATCATCATGTACAATAGCTACGGATATACATTGATAATCCGCCTTTGACAAAGGTATTAATCTACCATCCTGTTTAACGGCATAAACGCCATTATCAACAGGGGATTTATAACTTGAATAAAATCTCCTCCTTATCATAAGAATAAATTTTTACGAAGGATATAAATACCCCCCCCCATCATGTATTTAACTTCTTTATTTATAATATATTATGTTTTAATTATATCGCAAATATAACAAATTAAATGAGATGGAAGGTGATATGGTTGTGAGGAAGTATGAGGGATATTCGGGGAGGATGATATGCGGGACGTTATTGGAAGGATGAGGTGGGGTATGATGGGAGGGGGATATGCGGGACGGACCACCTCCCCGAAATCGGCCCGGCCGGGCTGCCGTTTTTGGTCCCGCCCCCCCCAATCCGCGAAGAACGGGAAACAGGAACGGCAAACGATCTGCAAGCCGAAAAAAAGAATGCCTATTTTGCATTTAAATTGTTGATTGTCAATCATATAAATCAATATTTTAATATACGTTTACATTTGATTAGATTTATTACATATAATCGTCGAATTTTTATTGCAAAATATTTGTTTGAGAATAAAACATGTAGTATATTTGCCTATGTAAAAATAACATTAACAAACAGGCGCACCAGAGGCCAATGCAAAGTCCCAAGGGTATGGGCAAATCTAATGATAAACAAAGAATTAAACAAAGTGCAGAATGAAGTAAAGAAAGCAAGTGAAAAAACGTTAACGGGTGCGGTCAAAGCTTGGTGCCAGCTCTTTAAATCCGGAAAAGAAATTAATGAGATTTTAAAAGAAAATGAGATTAAAGTAGACAAATCGATCGTTCCCGCTTTGGTTGCTTTGGCAAAAGATAAAGAGGTAGTAATACAACTTTGTAAAGAAATACTACCACGTGTAAACAATACGTTTTGCGCATACAAGGAAGTAGAGCGTGAATACTATGATAAAAACGATCAGGATAAAAACAAAAAGCTCAAAATGAGCGAAATAGAGGATATAGCGATATTGGGATCGTCTCATAAACGCTTTGGATATAATGAGCCTATAGAGTACGATTTTGGCATATATTACGAAACGTTTAACGGTGCAGACAAACGTATCATAAAGTGTGCCGTACCTATCAAACGGTATACGTTTAATCTCATTGCAAAGTGTGTCACCTACTATTTGACACACCCCAAAAATGAAAGATAGTAAATAATTAGCCCCTATATCATTTGCGTATAGGGGCGTTATGGTAGCACACCTATGCGTTCCCGTCGCGCTACTGATTTAGACTAAATAGGTAAAGATATTTAACATTTTGGTATAGACATATCGCTAGTCGTTAGAGTATCGAGAGCTTGCGATAGATAAGCCGTCGCTTAACAATGTGGTTTAGGCGCTGTCCTAGTCCAGGATAGTGCTATTATCTTTAGGTCTATATCAATTCGGTAAAATACACTAGGTTAACCTAGTAGGCCGTGTAAAAACACGGGGTACGTTGGTGTATATACGCATGTATAGGGCGTATGTCCATGCGTTGCTAGAGTAACATGTATGGAGTGCATTACGGGGCTATAACCGTGCCAATATATCAAAGCAATAGTATCTAAGGTTGCTTAAATACTTGGATACTATATGTAGTATCAAAATAGCAGCCCTTACAAGGGTATTTTGTGCGGTTAAATTGACGGACAAAGTGCGCCTTGTCGATACGTATCACGAACAACGTATGCGCGTATTTGGCCGGCTTCGTTGTCGGCAAAGGGACGAAACCAAAGAAAATAGGGGGGGGCGTGCGGGCGTGCGGCTGGTTGTATCGATAACGCCGGCCGTATTGTCCCCGGCTTACCGTTTCTTATTGGTGCAATTTAAAAACGAATAAATTATGTATAGGAGAAAGTTTAATAATCTTAATAGAAAGCTAGCACTTAAAAAAGAAAAGGCTTTAGAGGCTGCAAGAAAGTCTCAAATGGAATTTTACGTTGAGCTTACCAAAGAACTACACAAGTCTAATAAATTAGATTGCAGTAGGGAGTCGGATAAGTGCAGGCGGAAACGTGTTAGCTACATGGCAAACAAATTACGGCAATAGATCGTTTGTTTTTATTTGATTTTAAAGTTTGTGCCTTTCCGTACTGTAGTGATATAGGGCGGAAGGGCTTTTTTGTGCCTATATTTTACAAAATGATAGTATATGTATACGTTTTGCTTACACATAAAAGTGTCTAGGCGGTAAATTTTAAGCCTTGATCGAAAATGTGTAAGTAAAATGCTTTATTATGTATCATTTTGTATATATCTATATCCATACAGACGGGTATATTGTGCCCTTATGTATGGTTTCGTGCGTGAATCGATCCTAAAAGGTATATAATAGGCGGTACTTATTGTATATTTTTTATCTATGTCTGGGCTTATCTTTCCTTAGAGGAAGCTCTAGGGATTGATATATATTATATTATTGATACTCAATTGATTATATTATTTGTGCGTAATTTTAAAATCGTGGTTACTTATTGTATATTTTATGGGATTAGTTATATATTTCGTACTTACTTTGTTTTGTGGTTACATGGCGTTTGAGTTGGGGCGGTATGTTATAGCTACGGGCGACGCCCTGCCTTTAATCATAGTTCTTTTATTGGCTTTATTATCAATACATTGCATAAAGCAAATATATAAGGCAATCAAGAACAAGGACCTCGATATCCTAGACTGAACGGGCGTTCCACGTGGAACAATCGGGAGGAAGGTCTCGGGTTTTATGCTGGGAGTTGGTGGGGTTGGTTTGTTTTGCGGGAGGGTGCACCTCCAAACAAGGGAAACCAAGGAAAAACCAAGGGAAACCAAGGAAACAAAGAAAACCCCTTCAATCAACAAAAGAAATACCTTCCAATCAATGGGAGTATCTTCAATCAATAGGATTCCTTTCTAAACAGGGGTAATACTTTACCGTTAAGTGGAAACGCAAAGCGGTTGCGAGCGATGGTGGGTAGGGTGTTATTGGTGGTAGATATTGTCTGTTGGTGTGGGAGTGATGCGGAGGGAACCAAGGGAAACGGGCGGCGGCGATGGCGTGGGGTCGGCCCCGCTGGTCGCCCGTTCCCTGTTCTCCTTTGGCGGTAGTGTAATATTAAAAATCTGGTGATATGACGAAAGAGGAAGCGAAAGAAAGGTTCGGTGACAATATAATAAACAAACTATTGTCGCTTGGTGCTGAACCGACAAACGTATGCAGGAATGACGATATTGTGGAATGGTGCAGTGATGGATGCATAAAAGTGGGCGATATTGAAGTATGGGCTTACTATTACTTTTATGAAGGAGAGAACCCTGATTTATGTAATTGGGAGGATCGTATGGAGATAGAGGTAGAGGAATGTTGGATTTAAAATCGGTTGATATGAGATTCATTTATTTAATGGAGCTTAGAGGAAAGGATATATACGTAGGCGACAAGAAGTGCAAAAGAGTAAAAATATATGTAGGCAGACCGTTGAGGGATACGCCTAAAACCTATAAACAAATAGGCGGATTTGTAGCAAAAGAACTATCCAACGCTTATAACAGCGGTTGTGTTTCCATCTATGAAGCAAAGGATAAAACGCTCAGATATTCGGTTTATCGAGACGGTTGTTTTTATCCTTATTACAGGAAATTAGAGGTGGCAGAATAATACCAAGGGGAACGGGCGGCTGTGGGGAGGCTGGACAGGCCTTGTCGCCAGCGCCGTCCCTTTTCCCTTGGAAACAATAGAAATAAATATGGACGAAATAGAACTACTAAGATTACAGGATGAAGCGCTATCTTACCTTCGTGATAATATTACAAAGGATGAGGCGTATTATATCCTTACGACCGATAAGGATATAATAGAGATTCTTATAGCTGATAAGAAGGACGGAAGCAAACGTATCAAGATTCTTGATATGGAATATACTGTCGAGAAGGATGATATGTTATTGTTATTCGATACTGATGGGATAATAGACGAATGTCTTTTGGTTGCCACATACATAGGGGTAAATATGTATTTTCGCAGACAAGATGTCAACGCTATTTTGAATAATATCAATAGAGAGAAAGTTATGAAATATCCTTACATAGCTATTCAGTTAGATAATATACAGACTATAGAAAAGCGTAGGGTTATATTCGAGATAACCGGTCATAGGGTGGATTATGATAAGGTGGATTTTATGTTTGTTTATTTTATGGCTAGAATATTATGAGAGCGAGAAGGACTGTGAAAGAAAGAGATATTGTGAAGATATTGGTATTCGGGTATGATAGGACGCTTATAAAATCCATTAAGGATTCCGGATTCAGAAGTATGTCGGATGTAATATCGTACGCCAATAATATGGTCGGGGATAAGCCCATTGATCATATTAGGGTGTCGAATGAGGCTCGTGGATGGTGTGGGTCATATACTAATTATGGTAAAAGGATAGATTAGTTTGATAGGAGGATATGATATGAGAAGGATTATAAAAGAGAAAGACGATATCAAGGTATCTATATTTAACGGGTGTAGGTTGGCTCGTGTTTTCATTGATTCTGGGTATAGGAATATAGCTATGGTGATAGCCGATTGCGGTAGAATAGCTAATGGTTGTTATCATATACATCATATTGAGGTGGTAAATATGGATAGGGAATGGTATGGCACATATACCGCTGATGGAAAGAAAATTAATTAATATAAATAACATCATGAATAATATCATAGAGAACAATGATGGGGTAAAAAGAAAGGTAAGGGTATATGATTTCGGCGAGAAGGTCGCTGATAGATATACTATTGTATGCGTAAGTGACAGGAATAAAGATTCAAGAGGAATCTTATTTTATCCGATGTTCACTTGTAACGAAAACCCGTCGCATCCGCAAGGAATAGGGATGTATGTAGGGGACTATTATCCTCATAAGGGAGGTATGTACAACTTAGGGAGAAGGGTGAAGGATATAATGTCTTTGCCTAAAGAAGTGATTAGATACATAAAATGGGTAACAACAACATGAATGAAATAGTTTACAACAATTACGATTTGGTTGCTTTCGAGCAGAATGGAGAAGTGGTAGTAGCCGTAACATTCTACAGGTATTACAAGAAGAAAGCTAAGGGCGAGGTTAATTATAGATGGAGAACCAGATGCCCGGAGTTGGTGGATAAGATCGTAAAACACCGTACCAAGGTATTTACCGGTCAACTTATCCAGTTAGCGAAAGCGTATGGGGAGAAAAAGGTTATAAAATATCAAAAGGAGGAGGAAGGAGTATGTCAAAATACGATAGAGACGCTATAGAGATATATATACTGGATCATATAGATACAGATAATTATGGTAAGCAGTTTAAATACGATAGGGAATATATGTCTTTTATGCTTAATGTGTTTAAGAATGAGTATAAAGAACATATCAAAAGGGATGGAATTAAGAAGGCTTTTGAGGATTACATAATGAGCGTTCCGTCTATATTCAGGATTCATATAGCGGATTGTGATATTAGATATTTATTACGTTCATGGGGAGTGGAGTTTGATGAGGATGATGATGAGATATACATCTTATACAAGAAGATCATAAGAGAGGTCTTTTTTAAGATGTGTGAGGATATGAAAGTTTGTTAATGTTGAACCAAACCTTGGCGGGGCGGAAGGATATATCATGATCGTACGTGTACGGATATGATCCGGGGTCGGTTCCCGGCGCCTTGGCACAACTTAATTAAATATAGATAATATGGACAATGTTTTAAAAAGAGCGGCAGCGGAACTGAAAGAAGCCGGTTGCAGGGTTTTTGCGTGGCAGGATGATACTTATAATAGAAGTTGGAGTAAGGGTGATTATATAATGTTGTATTACGCCTTCCCTGATTCGCCTAACATCGGGTATCTGAGTCATGGGGAATATGGGATGAGCGTAGCGTATAGTAGAGCTTATATACCGAGCTGTGGAAGTGGATCGGGATGCTGTGTCAAGGAGGAGGCTACGTTTGACCTTGAGACGGCGTTAGACGTGCTGAACGGGCCGTTACCTAGGTGGTGTAGGTCTTATGGGGTTTATCCAAAGCAGTACGATAATATTGATAAATGGTATAATAGCGATAATCATAACAAAAAATTATTTAAGGAGATTTGATATGGAGGTAAAAGATTGGGAAAATCTGGTTTTGAATACAGAAGTAGGATCACATTGTTTTGTTACGCTGATTGATAATAATGACATCAGTAGAGGTTACGCGCAGATCAGACGCGCAGAACATTTCGGGTATAATATCTGCTTCACTCGGTTATATGGGAATAAGTTTTATTTCGAAAAAATAGAGGAAGGACGTACGCAACAATACATCAATAGGAGAAAATAATATGGTGATAGAATTTGATTTTGAGATATACAAAAACGGAGATTACGATAAGGTATATCTCCGCAACGGGAAAGAGCCAAGAGTATTATGTGATAATGGGAAGGGTAATAGTCCTATGGTCGTGATGATTGAGGATGATAAAGCGGATGATTATATTATTCTTCGTTATAACGAAACTGGCAGGAGGAATATCAATGGTCAATCGGGTCTCGATCTTATGTTATCGATAAAAGAACGGGAACCAGAATTATGGGTTGTTGTTATATCTTACATGGATAACAAGGATAAGAGACAAAAGATGGTCTTGCCTAATTTTTTCTCAAAGAATATAAGAGGGAATATATATCTTCAAGGAAGCTCTAAATCAAGTGTATCATATTATGTTGATAAGTTAGAAGAAGATGGGTGCTTCGATGAACTATGCGAGAAGATAAGGGTAAAGAGAGATCGTATTTATAACATGGAAATAATATCACTATCAGATGACGAGGCGACAGTTTAATCAGTTGATAAATGAGCTAGACGGCAAAAGCCCGTTTATCGTATTACATAGGGATGCCGTTGCGCCTAAATACGTGGGC